CAAACATCTTCTGGCCTCTACTCTCTTTTCATCCCTATGGAATGGAACTACGAAGGATTCATGGATACTTTTGGATTTCCTGTCTTCGTTGGACAAAAGAGTCCAGTCAAAGGAGTTGATGGTGAACCAATTACAATCGGAGTCATTGAGCACTGGGAAAACGAAGTTGAAGGACTCAAATCAGATCAAGACAGTTTAAACGAATATTACAGACAATTTCCAAGAACAGAGCAGCATGCTTTTAGAGATGAAACAAAAGATAGTTTGTTTAATCTAGTTAAAATATATGAACAAATAGATTTTAATGAAGAAGCTAATAATAATGCTATTATATCTTTGGGTAATTTTCAATGGAAAAATGGAATTAAAGATACTAGCGTAAGTTTTATGCCTAACGCTAATGGTAGGTTTAGAGTTAGTTGGGTTCCTGAAGTTTCTATACAAAACAATGTTATAATAAAAAATGGAATTAAATATCCAGGTAATGAACATATGGGAGCTTTCGGATGTGATAGTTATGATATTTCTGGCACTGTTGACGGTCGCGGCTCTAAAGGAGCACTTCATGGATTAACAAAGTTTAGCATGGAAGATGCACCGCCTAATCATTTCTTTTTAGAATATATATCAAGGCCACAAACAGCTGAGATATTTTTTGAAGATGTTTTAATGGCTTGTATATTTTACGGCATGCCAATTTTAGTAGAAAACAATAAACCAAGATTACTTTATTATTTTAAAAGAAGAGGCTATAGAGGTTTTAGCATGAATAGACCTGATAAAGTGTGGAATAAGTTATCTACTACAGAAAGAGAGATAGGTGGAATACCTAACTCAAGTGAAGATATTAAACAAGCTCATGCTGCAGCTATAGAGTCTTATATAAACGACAATGTTGGTCAATTACAAAACTCAATGGGTAATATGTATTTTCAAAAAACACTAATAGATTGGTCTAGGTTTAACATAAACAATAGAACAAAGTTTGATGCTACTATAAGTTCTGGACTAGCTATAATGGCTTGTAATAAAAATAAGTATAGACCTGTTCAAGATAAGGTTTCTAAAAAAATAAACCTAGGAATTAAAAGATATAATAACGAAGGAGCAATTTCTAAATTAATACAATAATATATGATTTACACAACTAATAATAGTTCTTTTCCAGATCAGGTAGTACCTGATGCAGAGAAAGCTACTTTAGAATATGGGCTTGCTGTTGCTAGAGCTATTGAGGGAGAATGGTTTAAAAACTATAGATATGGTACTAATAATCCTGGTTATGCGGTAAACTACAATAACTATCATAGTTTAAGATTATACGCAAGAGCAGAGCAACCAACAAAGAAATACAAAGATGAACTTGCTATAAATGGAGATTTAAGTTATTTAAACCTTGATTGGAAACCTGTACCTGTGATACCTAAGTTTGTAGATATTGTTGTTAATGGAATGTCTCAAAGAAATTATGAAATAAAAGCATTTGCTGTTGATCCTTTTTCTACTAAAAAAAGAACTGACTATGCTAAAGAATTGATGAGGGACGTTAGAGAAAGAGAGCTAGCACAGAAAATAGAACAAGTCACTGGTCAAAAAGTTCAATCACCACAGTACAAAGAGTTAGGATTAGAAACAGAAGAAGAAATAAAACTGCATTTACAATTAGATTACAAGCAGTCTATAGAAATAGCAGAAGAAGAAGTTATAAATGATGTTTTACAGAGAAACAAATATGACTTAACTAGAAGAAGAATAGCTCAAGATTTAACAATTTTAGGTATTGCTTGTACTAAAACAAACTGGAATCAAGCAGAAGGAATTACTGTAGACTATGTAGATCCATCAACTTTAGTTTACTCATATACAGAAGATCCAAACTTTGAAGATATATATTACGTAGGAGAAGTTAAGTCAATATCTTTGGCTGATTTAAAAATGCAATTTCCTTACTTAACAGATAAAGAACTAGAAACTATACAAAAATATGATGGAAACTCTGAATACTTAAGAGGATTTAATGGTAAAAATGATAACTTAACTGTTCAAGTACTTTACTTTGAATACAAAACGTATAGCGATCAAGTTTTTAAAATAAAAGAAACACCAACAGGCTTAGAAAAAGCTTTAGAAAAGCCTGATACATTTAATCCGCCAGAAAACGATAATTTTGAAAGAGTTTCTAGAACTATAGAAACGCTTTATAGTGGCGCTAAAATACTAGGACATCCTATGATGTTGAGTTGGGAATTATCTAAAAACATGACAAGACCTTTTGCAGATACAACTAGAGTTAAAATGAATTACAGCATATGTGCTCCTAGAATGTATAAAGGTAAAATAGAAAGCTTAGTAAGTAGAGTAACAGGTTTTGCTGATATGATACAGTTAACACATTTAAAGCTACAACAAGTGATGTCTAGAATAGTACCAGATGGTGTATATTTAGATATGGATGGTTTAGCAGAGGTTGATTTAGGTAATGGAACTAATTACAATCCTGCTGAGGCGTTAAACATGTATTTTCAAACTGGTAGTATTGTAGGTAGATCTTTAACTCAAGACGGTGATCCTAATAGAGGTAAAGTTCCTATACAAGAATTACAGTCTAGTTCAGGTGGTGCTAAAATACAATCTCTTATACAGACTTATGAGTATTATCTAAAAATGATTAGAGACGTTACGGGTCTTAATGAAGCTAGAGATGGAAGTACTCCAGATA